TTACAAGATTAGTGCAATTTTCCATAACACGAACTCTTGGCTGTCCTCTACTATCACAGGCTAACCTTCTATGAATTTCTATTTTTCCGGCCAATCTGTTTCTATCTGCTGGCACCCATCTACATCCTTTTCTGTTCATTGTTTCTGCTATACTTGGTCCTAGACCTACTTTGTTCCAACAACTGGAATCTAATACATTGATTTGCATGATTGGATCATTTCTTTCTAGTTCTAGAATTAAGTCTCCAAGTGCTTCCCCTGTTTGGTTCTTTATATATAACTCTCTATAAATCCAAATATTGTTGTCCCAGTCTATAGCACCCCATAAAACACAAGAAGGACTGCTGTAACCGTAGTCTCCGGAACGTATCCTAGTCCAACCATCGGGGGGATCAAAGGCTTCCACCACATGTAAGGATCTACTAAATTCTGTAAAAGCTGCTCCTTCTGCAACATCCCAATCTCCTTCTAAAAGTCTTTTTCTTTCTACCTCTGGCAAAGAAAGCAGCATTGCTTCATATTGCCCATCTATAGCAAGGTATGGATTATCTGTTAATCTTGCTGGTATAAATTTTTTTAAAAATAAAGGTTCTCCTGACTTAGTGTGTCCTGCTGGATAACGAATAATCTTATTTGTATCAAAATCTTTAGCCCAGAATGCCTTATTAGGGGGTGAAGGATCTATGTACATCTTCTTTACCCACCAACCTCCAACACCACCGGGGTTAGCTGTGCATCTCATGTAGAGACCAAGTTGGAAATCAGTACTTCTTAATCTGGATCGTAGGTAATTCCACACATATGGTGTGGGATACTGTGTTATCTCGTCTATACCTATCCAATTAAACGCTTGTCCTTGATATCTTGTTACGTCTCTGTCGTCATCTACGTAAGAAAACCATATTTTAGCCCCTGAAGGGAACTCCCACGTTGATTTTGCCTGTTTAAACACTGCTCCGGGTACAGCTTTGGTGTACAATTGTCTGCTTTTGTCTATAAGTTCGGTCAATTCTGGTAAAGTACGTCTTAAAAGAAGTCCTCTGTGGTTTGGATTGCCTACATCTCTTAAAACATCAGCAAGAAGTGCGTATGATTTACCTCCTCCAGCTGCTCCGCCATATAATACGTCTCTTTCAGGGCTTTCTAAGAACTCAGCCTGTGGTCCATCGTTAGATTTAAAAACAACTTCATTCTCTGCAACGTGATTTCTTACTTTTTCTGGTAAAGCAAGTAATTCTTCTTCAGATATAGGTTCTTTTCCGTTACCTGAAAGGGCTGCATCTATTTTACCGATGCTTTCCTGTAGTTTATTTGCTCTGTACCGTGCATTTATAGCACGTCTTGATTCTTTCTTTGCCTTTGCTTTGGCGTTGGACAGTTTTGTTGATATAGACTTTCTTATCGTTTTACTATCCAGTTTGGCTGCTGTTGCCATCTAAATATATTCCTAATTTACTGCGTTTTTTTAATCCTTCGTCAGATATATATCTATCTGTTTTTGCCAATAACCACTGGCTGGCTTTTCTCCATCCACAAGATTTAGCATATGTCAATGCCTGATCCAATGCTTGTAGTTCTTCTGGTATAGGAGACAGGTGTTTTTCATCTTCTGTATCTAGTACATATCCAAAAGGTATGGTACTGGTTTTTCTTCGGATTTTATTTGCGTTTTTTAACTCTGCCACCGGATGCCCTTTTTTTTGGTTTAACTCCGTATCCTTTGCTACCCATTTTTGGTCTAGCTCCTGTTGGTCTAACTTTTCCTAATGCATTTTTTATAATGGTCTCTACTTGTTTTAGAATTTTAGGGTCTGAAGTGCCTTCACCCATTAATTGTTTTATCTTTGTTATTTCTTTATTTGTTAGCTGCGTCATTATATATTTCCCTTACTTTAGTTTTGTATCGGGAAATAGTTCCCGTTGTTCTTTTATTTCTTTTGAAGAATCATATAGTTCATCAATCGCATCTATCTTATCTTGATTACTGGCAATCTCACCTATCCACTTATACATTTCTGCTGTAAGATCAGAGTGCTCCCCAATACCCACAGCAGAATGTAATAACACATCAAGATTAGCTTTAGCTATATCTATATTAGCTTCATACTTTTTTCTTAACGCTATTAATCTCATAGACTAACCTTTTTTCTCGCCTATAAAGAAACCAACAGCACCAGCTGCACCACAGCAAATCATAACAACACTTTGCCACAGATCATTTGGTACCATTATTCCTAACATCGCAAATACACCACTGAGTGCTGCATAAGATGAAGGCTCCTTAAATCTATTCATTAATTCAACCATTATTATCTTCCTCCTTGTTTTGTATCATGCACGCACAGGGATTTTCCTCTGTACATGTACAATTTTCACAATTGCAATCTTCGCAGTTGCAACATCTTTCGTCTATATCATCATAGGGAGCATAACCTGTCATTATTGCCCCGCTAATGGATTATTTAATGCTCTTTCTAACATTGTTCTTAATCTATCCTCTAATTCTTTTAATTTCGTATCTATTAATTCTATTCTTCTTTGGGCATCGGATTCAATAGCATTTCTTTTTGAATCAAACCTATCTGATGCATGATCAATTATAGTTCTTAAATCTGTCTCTGCCTGTCTAAGTGAAGTTCTTACTTCTTGATCCATAGTACGGGATCTTTTATCTACAGCTGCTATTTGATCTTGAACCTCAGTAACATCAAGTCGTAAATCTGTTCTTATTGTTCTTGCATCATCCTGTGCAGCACTAACTAGTTCTTTTACAGCATCTAACTCTGTAGCTACAGTTGTTTGAATACTGTTTAGTTTTTCTTCTAGTACATCAAGTTTTACAGTAAAGCCACTAAGATCAGGAGCAGTATATCCAGCAATTTTTTCCTCCATGGCTACCCATCTTGCATATCCTTCAAAACCTGCCCAGAGAGCACCACCTAAAGTTCCAAGTAACGGAAGGATTAATAAAAGTTTCCCTCCACGAATTTTTATACCTTTGTATTCTACCTCGTTACTCATATTGGCTTTGAATCATCCTTTCCATCTGTAGGTTTGATCTAACACTAATATAGTTTCCTAATGGATCGGGTAAAATTTCAGCAGTATAAATAGCTTCTGATTCATACCAAGTAGGTTGTGTTTGTATAACTTGTGATTGGTATGTTTTTATATTTGGGCCTAGTGCATTAACAAGAGCAAGGGTAGTAATTTGTGATACAGGATCATAACTATTTGGCAACCCCGCTATGATTTGTTTAGCTTTTTCTTGTTTTTTCTCCTGTTCTTTTGTGGGTTTATTTTCTACCACCTCTTTAGGTTCTTCTTTAGCCTTTTCTTCAGTTGCTTGTTTCTCTTCTTTTGGTTCTTTTTCAGCTACTTGCTTTTCTTCTTTTGGTTCTTCTTTAACAGCCTGTTTTTCTTCCTGTACTTCTTCCTGCACTACCTCTTTTTCTTGCGGTTCTTCAGCAACTTCTTTAATTTCCATTGTATTGCCAGCAGTTGTTTCTTCTTGTGGTTCAGCTTCATTTGTAGTTTCTTCTTCAATCTTAGGAGTTTCCATAGTATTATCAGCAACATTTACAGACTCCTCTATATTTTCTTGTGTAGATTCTTCTACAATTGGTTGTGATTCTATACTTGGTTGTTCTACTACTTCCATGGGTTCTATTTCCATATTCATATCTTGTATTTCTGCTACCATGGTTTCTACATCTGCCATTACCTCATTCATGGACATTTCCCCCATATCCACATCCTGAAACATACCCTCAGAGACACCAATATTTATAGTTTCAGGCATACCCTGTTCAAAATCATCTGGCATGGACATGTCTGGCATATCTAAGTCTATATGGACCGCCATATCCTCCATCATATTATTCATATCATCAAACTCGTCTGGTATAGAAGTGTCTGTATATGAATCTATAAGAATTAATGTTGTTTCCTCTTGTGCTTGTAGTGGTTGTAGTATTTCTACCCATGTTTCAACAGTTGTCGTTATTACATTATAATTGACAGTATACGCCACATTATCAAAATAATAGTTTTTAGCACCACCTATACGAATAAAAACCTTATCTAAGTCTCCTGCAAAATCATATTCTCCAGAGTATGTTGTTGGAGTTTGATGATTTTCTAATGTTATCTGTCCAGTATCCCATTGAAGTATATTATCGTTGTAACCTTTTGTTTGAAAATATCCTGTGGTATTTGCTTGTGAATGATGCATTTGTAATTCCCATTCTAGTGCACCCCCATCGGATATGTGAAAATCACTGATATCCACATATTGGTCAAATGTAGTCAAACTGTTTGATGTTCCCTTACCACACTTTCCACTTCCACTTCCGAAATAGGATTCACAATTTGGCATACTTGCCGGTCCAAGTCCTCCCCAATCATAGTCCATGTCCCCGTGCTTGGTGTTTCCCACAAGACCTGTGTCTGCGTGGAGGATATCTTCTGTGGTTTCGTTTTCCACCGTTGTAGTTGTTTGCGTAACTTCTCTAACATCACCTTGTTCCTCTATTTCCTGTACAACTGTGTCGCCTTCGTCTAATAGTTGTGCTTGGCTATATGAAGAGTAATATAAGAAGAACAGAGAAGATACCAAGAGCACCTTCATCAGTAATATATTCTTCATCTTTAACATTTTCCTTTACCCACTGCTCATAGTCTGGTCTTTTTTCAGGATTGTTAGCCCATCCTTCTGCAGCGTCTATGCCAATTTTACCAAAATACGGACAGGGTGTTCCGGCCATTTCCATCGCTTGGAACACTCGTGAATCCTGACAGAGCATTGCTACAGCTCCTACTTTCATTCCCATAAAGTATAATGATCTGGATAATTTTAACCTTTCACAATTTAAGTCTCTTATCGCTGTGCCACCAGCTAAACCTAGTACTTGGGTTTGTACCGCTGCAGAAGCAGCAAAGCTACAAACATCTTGATTATTTACTACCACCGATGGGGCACTGGCTGTGCCAACCGTTCTGTCTACTGTGGTTGTTCCGGATACGGTGCTACTTGTGGATGTTACCGTATTGGTTTGTGCCAAAGATTCTGTCTGCCAGAAACTTACACAAGCCAGCACTATAATAGCTAACAACCATTTGTACATTACTAATCCTCATTATCTATATCAATTACGTTTGGCATGGGTGCCTTGCTGGGCATCAATACTATGCCGTGCAAAGCTCTTACATCATGTTCTTGTTTTTCAATTTTTCCTAGGCCAACTCTGTCTAATAGCGTTTGTGCTGCCTTTAGTCTGAGTTCCTGTCTGGGGTTCAGCCCATCATCGTTCATAGATTCTACTACCCTAGATACCGCAGTAGCCGAATTAACGGCTAGTTCTCGTTTGGATATATCTATGATTTCATCTGCAAGGGCTTTTACAAGCCAAGTTCTAGAAGAAGGGGAGTATCCGGCTTTTTTACAAGCAAGAGTTATATCTCCGTTATTTACAAAAAGACAGTCAAGAAACTTCTTTTGTTTTTCGGTAACTTCTTTTTTCTTTTCTGGTAGAAGTGTTGAGGTCATCCGTAAGTTTTTGCCTTTCTCATTCCGCCACCCATAGCGTACATCTTCTTGTGGACCTTGCCACCCATTGCCGACCCTTTTTGTTTTACCCCATACAGCTGCATTAACTCTTCTATATTATCAAGAGGTTTATCTCCAAATAATTTTTCAACTATTAGCCTTGATCTTGCAAAATCTAATTGATCTAAAGGTATAGGATTACTTCTAGGTTTTGGAGTTTTATTGCCCGGTCCAGCCATTACCTAAATCTCCGCACAGGCGTAGCAGTTTATTTCCAGCCCTACAGATATTTCATTCACTTGTGGTTGATTCCAATTTTTCATAAGATTGCTTCCTTAGTGGGAGGTTAAAGATATCAGAGAGGGATGGCATAGTGAAAGTTAGCACTTTCCTCCGGAGATAGAATATTTATTAATATACTCCACCCCCCTCTTCGTGGGAATGTAGCGTGTACTCCAAGTCCTCATATATTTGTGTCGGTTGTAAAACCTTGAGTAGTTTTTTGCTACATTTATCTATATATTATACCATCTATAGCCAAGTTGTCAAGAAAAAAATAAAAAAAAACTTGACAAGTCTGAAATGGAGTGTATAATGAAGGTACCCCCGTTGGGTTAGATACATATACCTCCCCTTAAACCTCCCCTTGTAAGTAACTAATAGTATGCCATAGGTTTACAACCAGTGGAAATACGACTAGAAAGGCCTTCTGGTTGGTACCTTAAAGTATGCCCAAAAATTTCTGGTAGGGTGCCTAAAAAATAGACAAAATTGTGCGTGGTTGCATACATAAGTATAGGTACCCCCCAGTGCCCCTAACCGCCCCCTAAAAAATATATTTTTATTAATAACCGAAAAAATCTTTATTTTACAAATATAAAGCCTTAACAATGTAATACTTAAAGTTTCCCTTGCATAACACACACGCCCACGGATTTACTAGTGACAATTTTAAATGAATGCTGTTAATACCCTAGTGTCCACATTGAATGTAACTAGTTGGCAACCTTCAGGGCTAACGGTAGGGAGTACAAAGGCGTATCTTATAGCAGGAGGTAAAAGAAAAGCCCTAGCAAAAACTCAACGAATCTACTAGGGCTACCTTTGGGGAGGAT